GTTCGGCCATTAAAGGCAGCCATGTTACTTCAGTCATGACACTGTCTGGCTTAAGCCAGATACGGAGAACCCCCCCAATTAAGAGTCTCAAGGTTCCCGGCTCAACGAGAGCTCGCACAGTTACTGTTGTGAGCAGGATGGAGACAAGGAGCACCTACCGGCGCTCATGACCCCCGGAGAATACCGGAGCTCAACCCCCACAGCTGTAGTCAGGGTGCCACCTGAATTAAAGTGGTCCTGCCGCAAAGCGGCGCCTACAGACCCAAAAGGCCCTTACGGGCCAGACAGAGCCGAGATCAACGACTCAGCCCCACTCGCAACAATGCTGAGTGGAAAAGGCAGCACTGTGGACAAGCCTCGTGCCGCCATGCCCGCTGCCTTAGAGAAGAAAGAGCGTCCCTTGACGGCAGCTGGTTTCGTAACGTCCTCAGCAGCGACCTTGGCAACAGCGGTCACAAGCTGGTTCTCAGGTTGCGACTTGTTGTCAGGGTCGAAGGCCACGGGCATCGCAGGAAGCACATTCTGCGCTTGAGCGAGCTCCAGTGGCGACGTCGGCGAGGGCGTGGAGGACATAATCGCCTGCGTACCAGCAACGGGAATGCCCTCCCAGTTGATGGTGAAGGTAATCTCGCCAATGGTCGACGAAGGCGCACCCCCCTCAACGCCCCAAAAGACGCTCGGGTAGGTGAGATCAGCCTCCGGCCTAATACCGATCTGGTTCGGCACGCCGTTGTTGTCCTCGTCAAACCTAAATCCTCCCGGAATCCACCACAGATTCTCATTGCCACTCGAGTCGGTGACAACCGCTGGCTCAACAAAGCAAGACATGCGGGAGTAGAGGGAGACGGAGGCGTAGGAACCGCCATTGCTGACGGCGACAGACTGATCATGGTCCATCGTTGCCTCACGGTACGAGTAGTCTTGCTCATCCTCGGCGCGCCACAAGATAGAAAACTTCTTCGTGACGTTGGCCTTGTACTGAGCACCAGAGATCAGATCATTGATCCCTTGACTGCCTGCATTCCGACAAGCTGACCTGGCCCGACCACACCAGCGCCTGAGGTGATGATGTTGGCGGGACTCTGCTCGCGCGAGGCCAAGCCTGCGTAAACAAAGCCTTGCGCTGTGAGCGCAGCCTCGGTCGGCGTGAAATCGATCACCATCGAAACCGGCCGCACAGCAGCAAAGTTGCGACGGATCGCCCCCAGAGTCTGCTGAGGGACGATGTCGTGCACCCGGTAGTTGGTGTACGTCACCGCCGACTCAGACGGGGAGGCTGGATCGATGCTCCAGATGGCCGCGCCTGCCGACGTCGCGGTCAGAGCAGGGTGAAACCCACCGTTGCTGAGCGTCGGGGCATGGAAAGCAAGGAGACGACCGTGGATGTCCGTCGCCGCTGAATCCGTGAGCGATGTCTGGAAAGCCACCGATGGGATGGTTTCACCATCGGGGATCTTGCTGCCTTTGCCGGCTCGCTTCGGGTCAGCTGCACCGGCGAGGTAGGAGTTGACTTCGCCAGGGGCAGAGGACTTGGGAGCTTGGGCTTTGGCAAGCTTCCGGGCACCGGCAGCAGCTGCGGCTTCGATGTCGCGGAGATCGCGCTTGGGCAAGCCGGACTTCTTTGTGGCTGGCCTGTTCCCATTCTTGGTCATGGACACGAAGATAAAGAGAAACGCGAAAAGTATGAAAATTTTGCGGAGCCACCATCCGCTAGGCTTCTCACGTGCCTCAGTACCACGCAGGGGTGGCCGCCTAGCGCACTCTTTGGTAGTGTAGCGCCTGGCTTGCGTGGCCCTCCACGACTCCCACACACTCTCAGAAACTGGGAGGTCAAAGGCATCAGAAAGCCTCTGAACTACAACACCAGCTTGCGGAGCGAAAGGCATCTCACGGAGATGGTCCTCTAGGAGCCACACGTGAGGAAACTTCCGAAACCGCTGAAGAAAGTTGGCGAGAGACTTGCCATAATTGTTGTAGACGACGATGCCAGCGCCTAGGTCGAAGTTGTGCGAGCAAAACTCAACACCCTTGACGATAGGCTTGGGCAGAAAGCCGCTTTCGCGGTAGAAACTAACGACATCACCGGTCCCCCAGCCGTCGAAGTTCCCGTCGTCCCCCATCGCGTTCTGATCAGACTCAACGGTCCGGCCTGTGGCATACGCCGCGGCCGACAGCATGATGAGCTGCATTAGCGAATTGAGGAAGCTGGTGACCCAGCGACCGGACAGCAT